GATAATGTAAGCCTGGAGTAGCACCAGCAAGTAACGAAACTGTACCACTTGGTTTAACTGAAGTAGTCTTGATAGATTTCGGTACAGCAAACCAATCACTATATTGTTTATCCCATTCTTGTCTTGTATCATATCCACTTTCCAACCAATCCTTTAATTCGTGTATACCACGACTTGTTATAAATTGTGCAACACCACTTACTGAACATCCAATCCTACGGTTTCTTAACATAACTCTATTGGTATCTGACCAATGTGTTCTACCAAGTGTTACCGTTTTAGCATAAAGATAAGCATATTTTAGTGTCCTCTGATAATCCTCTAACGAATCGTGGTTGTTTGGAAATGTTTCCACTAAACAACACAACTCATATGATTCAAGTGATTGTTCTAAACAAGGATTACCACCCATTACCCTGTGGTCTTTGTTATCTCCACCATTTTTCATTCTTGAGTAGTGTCTCATATTTTCTAACCAAGCAAGACCAGGTTCACCATTGTCTACAATTCTTTTTGAAGCTTCAGTATAATCCATACCGAGTTCTGCAAAGATTGAATTGTTTGAAGTCCAACCATATTGGTCACGATGTGGATTTACTTTATAATTTTTCAAGTCTAAGTATTCTTCTGAATCAGGGTCACCAAAAACTATTTCAGCAGTTCTTCTAACATTACCAGCTACAACACACTTACCAATAAGATTCATTATATCTACGATTGTTGTAATTGAAATTGGTTCTCCACTATTTTTCTCTAAGACACCACGAATACTTTCGTGTACCTCTTGTAATGGTTCGTGTCCACTTGAAACACCACCAAATCCTTTGATTGGTTCACCTGCAGGTCTCACTATTGAGTAATCAAACTTTACAGATGCAGTTCCGTGGAAGTAACTTTCTAATAATAATTTAAGTGAGTCTACCCAACCCTCTCTTGTATCAGGGATTTGAAATATTTCTTCTATTCTATCACGATTGATACCTTTAACAATTATTTCACCAGCACCTTTACAATCAAATCCTACACCAACACCTAACATACTTGCATCCATTAAGAAACAAAATGGTTTTGAGTAATCTTCTTTGATTGTTGATGTTGATACAAATGCACAATTATTTAGTGCTGCATATAATCCTTTTTCTTCTGTGATTACCGTTCCCATTGCCCACAAACCACGACCAGGAGGTAAGAACTTCATACTAAAAATTCTTTCATACATTTCTTGTGCAGACCTTTGAGCTTGCCAAGCGTTCCAACCTAATTGATGTGATTCAATGTGATTTTTTTGCATAGAGTATGTTCCCTCTACAACACGTTGAACTGTTTCCCACCAACGTTCATTCTTTCCGTCTGCTTTGATACGAGAATATGTTCTCATATAAACTAATTCACCCAATCCATTAAAACCAAATGGTGCTTTTTTTCTTTTAAATTTTTCTATAAACTTTTCTGATAACTTAAACTTTTCCATCAACATAAACTCCTATTGTAATCTATTTTCCTATAACAATGATAAATATAATATATACTAAACTTAATTTAATAATTACTCAAATCCATCAATATTTTTTTCCATATCGGTAAATTTGTTCTTTAACTCTTTTCTCAAGAACTCTTCGCTGTTATTCATTTTACTTTGGGTGTCTTTTCCAAACTGACTACTACCTTCAAATACTTGGATTTGACCAATATTTGTATTTATTGTAGCTGGATAAGTAACACCATCAATACCAAATCTATTCTTTATTACGTGGAATCTACCTGTATTAGCAATCTTATCTTCTACTTTCCTACTCATACTCATAACAAAGTCAGCAGTCATAACTTTACTATAATCTTCTGAAACCTTGTCAGCCCCAATTATATCCTCTTCAAGAGCTGAACGATTAGCTTGAGACGCTGTCCATATTGGTATTTCCAACTCACCAGCTAATCCTCTTAAATCTTCATAGATAGTTCCTATAGCGTGTCTCTTCTCTTTAAAGTTTCCTGTAGGCATTAGTATATCAGCATAATCAACTAATACCATATCTGGCTTTTCACCACTTATTTCAATCTGTTTTAAATGAGAACTGATTGTTTGTACACTAGCACCTTTGGTTGGAAAATACTTGATTAATAATTTACCTGGAAGTTTTGATAATTTAGCTTGTACATCATCTTTGTAGTATTTTATATTTGATGTTGTAACTCCTGTAAATATAGAATCATACCTTAAACCAACATAATTTTCATTTAACTCTAAGGTATAATGAACTATCGTTTTACCTTCTTTTAAAGCACCAGCACCTATAGCTTGTAATGTCCAAGATTTACCAATACCAGCTGGAGCAACAATCACCCCAAGTTCACCGTGACCTAAACCACCATCCATTATATCATTAACCACATCCCAAGGCGTTTTAACTGTTACTCTTGCAGATTCTGCAAGTCGTTCTTCTAATGATATGATATAATCGTGTCCTAAATCTCTTGTAGTTCCAGCTTTCATAGCCTCATCTATAATAGATTTTATACCATCATAATCTTTGTTTTCTAATAAATCAACCGACTCAAGTATAGCATTTTTTAATGTTTGGTTTTTACAAAAGTCAAGTACTTCTGATTGCACAAATTCTAAATCTGTAGCTTCAACGTTTCTCCAAACTTCTCTTAACTTATCTACTACACCAGATTTTAATACTTCATCATCTATCTCATCAATCTTATATTTTATAACTTCAAGTGTGGGTTGTTTTTTATATTCGTAATAGTAATCTTTAATTGTTTTTACCAACCACTTATTTGAATCTGAATCAAACATTGCTGGATTTAATATATCACTAATAGTTTGAATAAACTTCACATCAGATATAAGAGATGCGAGAGTTTTAGTTTGGAAAGATGTTCCAAATTGAGTTAGAGTTTCACTCATTCAATAACCTTTTAATTTGTTTTTTTATTTTCTTGTTAAAGTAGTATGTATAAATATGTTTAACTTTTGTGTTAATGTAAAAAATATTTTCATCCCCTTTATCATATCTACGTTTTAATTCTCTACCATATGGCCTTTTATCCATATACAATGACCGACTATGAAATTTCTTACCATCAACCATCAATACTTTTCCAGGTGATGTAGTTCCCAAGTAATCAAAATTAGTTGCTTTATAAATTACACCTGTATGACCTTCTTCTTCATCTGCAAATGAAACTATTACTTCCATATCAGTATTCTTTTTTAACCATTTAAAAGTTTGTCCTATAAAATAACTCTCTGTATTTTTAGGTGTATCATCAACACAAACTAAACGCCTTAGTTCAAAACATTTATCAGGATTTATTGGATTGTATTTATTAGCTGTTGCTGGCATAGATGGTCTAGCATACATTATAGCACCTATCAATTCTGGTAAACCAAATTTACCATCTCTGAATAAACCAAAGTGATAATAAGATTGAACACCACTTGTATTATGTGAGTAGTGGTGTTTTTCTACAAATTTAGCTATAGCGTTTCTCTGAACGAGTTCTACTGTAAAATCAGTTACCTTCATTTGACTTCTCAGCGTAATGATTCAACTGATTAAAGTTTGTTAATAACCAACTAGTAAGATTGGGAAGTGCTGTATATAATTTATCTTCTAAGAACATCTTTTCAAATTTGTATTTAACTAATCTATTTATAGGTTCATTAGTTCTATCTATTATTTTAGTTTTTGTTGAACCTGAAATATCTACATCTGATAATTGCATTAGTTTGTAATTCAGTTCTATAACATCTTTTGACTCTGGTAATTCTTTAATAACTTCATCTATATTAACTGCTCGACTTTCGCTTAAAAACGGTAACTTTTTTTGTATTGTTTTTAATCCCAAGCCTCTTATGCCAGATATGTTATCTGATTTATCTCCATCTAATACTCTATACCAAATATAGTTGTTAGCTGATATACCATATTCATCTAACACAGCCTGTTCATCATACATTTTCTTTTTAGTAGGACTCCATACTTTTATCCTATCATTCGTTAACTGAAGAAAATCTTTATCAGTAGACATAACTGTAATTTCAGATTCAGTAAGAACTTGTTTACAAAGATATCCAATAGTATCATCTGCTTCAATGTTATCATACGACAATACAGTTATTGGTAGAGCCTCTAAATACTCAACAACCCTCTGTAATTGCATAATCATATTTTGTTTCTCATCTTCTTGAGAAGCAAAATCATAAGCACGATTTACTCTGTATTTTGTTTTTCTGTTTTCTTTATATTCTGGATATAGTTTCCTACGGCGAGTAGACCCACCTTTACCATCAAATACTATGATGACACGGGTAGGTCTAAACATATTTATTGTATAACCTATACTTCTTAGAAACCCAACTATTCCTCCAACGTGAATACCATCATCGTTAGTAGTCGGTATAACTGAAAATACTCTTATAAAAGTATTTAAGCCATCTATTATCAGTACTTTATCGTTTGGTTTTCCGTCATCTAATGAGCCACCCTTTTTCTTTATTTCCTCAAATATAGATAAATATTTAGAATTACTCACTAATCTCCTCTTCGATAGTTACATCATCAATGCCAAAGTTTTTCTCATATTTTAGAATAACCTTTTCACATATTAAATCATAACAATGTTTTTTGAAGTCTGTATCTTGTAGCTTTTCAGCCCAATCTTTAGACTGGAATTTTATTTCTTCACCCAGGTGATTATTCATAGTATACCAAGCTCCACCTTGTTTTACAAGATTGTGGTCTTTTAATACTTTTAACCAACTACCTTCATCATCAATTCCACTCTCAAAATAAAGTTCAAAATCGGCGTGTCTCATTGGAGGGCCAAGTCTATTCTTAATGACTTGAGCTCTCATCTTCATACCAATAGTATTCTTTTTAGCGTCCTTGATTTGACCAAGATTTTTTAATCTGATACGTGTTGAAGCGTGAAATGGTAATGCTTTACCACCACTTGTAGTCCACGGGTCACCGAACATAACTCCGAGTTTTTGTCTGAGTTGATTTGTAAACACAAGAGCAATCTTTTGTCTACCAATCATCTGAGTAATCTTTCTCATAGCTTTTGATAGAATGATTGCTTTACTTGTAGCCCAACCATCTTTATCAAACTCAGCTTCTAACTCTACTTTAGTTGTTGCAGCTGCAAGTGAATCTACAAGAATGGTTACTAACCTATCTTTATCTGATTCTCTTACTTTAGCAACTATCTCTTCTATAGCTGAAAAGATATCTTCTACGGTTTCTAAATGTAGATATAACATACTCTGTACATCTACACCAATAGATTCTAAAAACTCAGTACTAACTGCAGTTTCTGTATCTATATAAACAGCAACTCCACCTTTCATCTGAGTCTCAGCTAATATATGAGCTCCGATTAGTGATTTACCACTTGACTCTAAACCGTTTAATTCTGTTATACGACCTACCGCAATACCACCATTTGGTTTATTTGATATTGCTAAGTCTAACATAGTAGAACCTGTAGATACAAAATCTTTTATATCTGTAGGTGTGGTGTCTGTGCCATCTAAGAAATATGCTACTTTCATATCCTTAAATTGTTTGTTTAATGTATCGGCTAAAACACCGGCTAATTCATCTCTTGTTGACATAAATTATCTCCAATTTTATTGTTAGTAAAAGTGGGGAGTATCCGGTAACACTAGCAGGCGGTTTTATTCCTGTCTTCAACTCCCCGTTTTTTTATTTAGCTATTGAATAAATCATCAAATGCGTCTGATGTTTCTTTTTTATCAAAGGAACTAACAGGAGCGGCTTTAACAACCTCTTCTTTTTTAGTTGTCTCTTCACTTGAAGAATCACCATTTAGGTAATCATTAAGTGCTTGAGTCAATTCATCATAAGAACGTTCCTGATATATATCAGTAATATTCTTTTGAGATTCCGTGATAGTTTCAAGAGCAGATGCATCTTCTGTTATTGGAGTCTGATTAGGTTTTACCCTGATTGATGTTGAAGGAAAGGATTTACCTGTTTCTTCAGCGGTTTTGAATTCTACAGCTACATCACGACCACTTACTGAGTCTGTGATATCACCATAGTCTGGATCTGCGATAATGGAAAGCAGTTCTTGATAAACCGTCTTACCGAATCCCCAAAACTTAACACCTTGATTCTCTTCTCCACGTATTACTACTGGAGCGTAGGTTCTCATTTTGGCTTCAATCTTTCTACCCAAACGATAGTCATCTTTAGAACCAGTTGATTTGAGTTTTTGTGCAAACTCTTCAATTGGGTCAGGCCTACCAAATGAAATTGGTGAAAGATAATTCTTACCACCTAAGTCATAGTGGAAATACAGCTCAATAAAAGGATTGTCCTTATTAAATTTATAAGGAACAATTCTAAGTACTTGAGTTCCCGGTGAGGGTTTCCAAAGGTTTGATGTTCTATTGTTTGTTGTTTGAAGTTGGGTTAGACGATTTTTGATTGCGTTTAAATCCATTTGTTATCTCCTATTTTTAAGTTGTTAATTAGTATTTGTTAATCAAGTATAACCTTGATACATAAATAAGTATAATGAATCGTTTCAAAATACAATTTTATTTTTCAGTTTTGCCTTGTTCCCAAGTTTTTGTATCTACAATTGTATAAATTCGTGTTGGTATGTTATTTAAACCCTCGTCATTTGTAAGTAATAGACAATTCTTATAATTTTCCCAATCTATAGGAAATCTTTTATCTAACTTACCATTATTCAGTTCACGAATTAAATCGTTGAGTGCATTTATAGTGTAAAGTGTGTTTGTATTCTTTTTTCTGTGAAGTGATATTGTGTCTTGAATACCTTGCACAAAATCTACATCAAATTCTACG